TGAAATGGTAAGTTCCAAGACTGGTATTAGTATCGGTAATCTTCACTCAATGAGAAGAGGAACTGCTCCTACATTAGTCAGTGATGATACGAATCGCATTAAGAATGGTTATGGTGCTCTTGCCGATGCGATTAATGACCCTGATAAGTTCTTGAATACACTGCAAGAGAAAGTTCTTCGTGGTATTGAAGAAGTGACGAATACTGATTTAGGTTTGCTTGCACCTGGAGCAGAACAACATCAACAACTTTTAGAATCCAGAAACTCATAAGGAGAAAGTAGATGCCAGCAGGAGACGTATTTGGTCTTGATGGATTTTTTCTAAACAAATCAAATCCCATTACGGTTTCTGCTGTAGACATTAATTCTACTGCTGCAGGTGCTGGTATTACTGTTGTGAGTGGAGTTTTGAATGCTACTGCTGGTATTGCAACTCTCACTCTTTCAACTGCTGCTGGTCTTTCTACGACACCTTTTTATGTGGGTGCAAAGATTGCAGTTTCTGGTATTGGTTCTACAACAGGAATAGCATATACTGGATATAATGGAAATTTTGTAGTCACAGGATTTGCAGGAACTACGACAGTTTCTTATGCGACTACTGATTATGTTGGTGGTGTGACCGCAAGTATTTCAGGACAAACTGGTTTGGTAATGTTAGTGACTGATACTGCAGTTACAAATACCACTTGGAGTAGTGCTCAAACTCACGGTTGGTTTGGTGGTGGTCATTTTTTCAGTGTTAATAATCTCCCATTATCATCCGTAGAACGTGTAGATTTTTCAAATGATACTCAAACAGCAAGCACGAAAGGTGTATTGAGTGCGGCAAGAGGATACTTAGCAGCAACATCAAATTCTAACTATGGTTGGTATGGTGGTGGCAATAATGGACCTTCGGGAAATGCATTATCGTCAGTAGATCGAATAGATTTTTCAAATGATACTCCATCAGCATCCCCAAGAGGACCATTAGGCACAACGAAAGCAAAAGCAGCAGCAACAGGAAACTCTAATTATGGTTGGTTTGGTGGTGGATATTTTACAGGTTCTTCATCTAATACTAACACAACTGTAGTTCGTATAGATTACTCAAATGATTCTGGAACATCATTAGCAAGAGGTCCATTAGTTTTTGCATCTTCGACTAGAGCAGCAACAGGAAACTCTAATTATGGATGGTTTGGTGGTGCTACATCTGATGGGTCAGTATCTAGAATAGATTTTTCTAATGATGCAGCAACGGCATCACCAAGAGGTCCATTAAGTGCGGCAAAGTATAATTCGGCAGCAACAGGAAACTCCAACTATGGTTGGTGGGGTGGTGGTAGAACTTCCGTACCTGCAATTACATCAACAGTAAACCGTATAGATTTTACAAATGATACTGGAACAGCAGTAGCAAGAGGTCCATTGAGTTCGGCAAGATATAATTTAGCAGCAACAGGAAACTCTAACTATGGTTGGTTTGGAGGTGGAGCAAATCCAGGAACAACTGGACAACAAACAATAGACCGTATAGATTTTGTCAATGATTCTACATCAGCATCACCAAGAGGTATAACACCAGCACCAACAGCAAGATATGGTTTAGCAGCAACATCAGGACAGGCAAGGTCTTCAAGTGTTCGTCTACAAAAAGCAGGGAATTATGGTTGGTTTGGTGGTGGGTATTCTGCAACAATAGACCGTATAGATTTCTCTAATGATTCTGTATCAGCAGCACCAAGAGGTCCGTTAAGTTTATCAAGATCTGCTTTAGCAGCAACAGGAAACTCTAACTATGGTTGGTTTGGTGGTGGTGGTTATCCACAAACATCAACAGTAGACCGTATAGATTTTTCAAATGATTCTTCAACTGCATCTGTAAGAGGTCCATTAAGTTTAGCAAAAAGTAATTTAGCAGCAACAGGAAACTCTAACTATGGTTGGTTTGGAGAGTCAGGAACCGTGGAACGTATAGATTTCTCTAATGATTCTGTATCAGCAGCACCAAGAGGTCCATTAAATGCAGCAAGATATGGACAAGCAGCAACAGGAAACTCTAACTATGGTTGGTTTGGTGGTGGTGTCATTGGTGGTACTTTTGAATCAGAAACAGTAGAACGCATCAATTTTTCTAATGATTCTGTAACTGCATCAGTTAGAGGTTCATTAACTGCAGCAAGATATTACTTAGCAGCAACTGGAAACTCTAACTATGGATGGTTCGGTGCTGGTTTTGCCGACGTTGGAGATAATCCTGTTTATTATTCAATGGTAGACCGTATAGATTTCTCTAATGATTCTGTAACAGCATTACGAAGAAGTTTTTTAACTCCACAAAAAAGACTATTAGCAGCAACAGGAAACTCTAACTATGGTTGGTTTGGTGGTGGACAAACTGACCCAACAACACCAGCAGCAACAGTAGAGCGTATAAATTTTGCAAATGATTCTGTAACAGCATCACCAAGAGGTCCATTAAGTTCAGCAAGAAATGGTTTAACAGCAACTTCCAACACCCCAACATAAATACTTTCAACTACATTATTACTAATGAATTTATTATCCAAAGTTTTGATTGCACCAAAAGTCATCAGTCAAGAAGGTATTGATGCTTTGGTTCATCATATGAAAACTTCTAAAACAGAAGACCTTTCAGTATTTGACCCAGACAAATCCAATCAGACACGAGGGACTGAATGGATTACTGATAAGAGAACAAGAGATACTCAAATTGCACCAATTGAACCTGTATTTCCACAGGTCAATGAACTGATGCATCATATTGTAAAGCAAGTCATCAATCCTTTCTATCAGTTTGAAGTTGATAGTAGTGAAGTTCCACAACTTCTTTGTTATGATGTAGGAGGGCACTACCAACCTCATATTGATGGTGAAGGTATATGGACTGCACCAGACCAAACACAACTGTGGAGAAAGACAGTAGACCGTGATTTGTCTATGGTCTTATATTTGAATGATGAATTTGAAGGTGGAGATTTTGTATTTCCAGACCTTCATATTCGTGTTCGTCCTGAACCTGGACTTCTTGTATGTTTCCCTTCCAATCGTTATTATAGGCACGGTGTAGAACCAGTCACCAAAGGAAACAGATATTCTATGGTGACTTGGATGACAGTCAAAGGATTTGAGAGTATGGAAACACAGTCCAATAATCTCAAATCTAAATATGGTGTATGCTAAAAAATTATGATTACTTATACTTGGAGTATTTCTAAACTAGATTGTGCCCCAACAGAAAATGGATTGACGGATGTTGTTAAAATTATTCACTGGAATCTTACTGGGCAGGATGAGAATGGAATCTCAGCATCTATGAATAATTCATATCCTCTCCCCTCACCAAGTCCAGAAGGATTTGCTGATTATTCAACACTTGCTGAAGAAACTGTGATTGGTTGGTTGGAAAGTAACCTTGATGTTGGATACTTACAAACATATCTTGCAAATGAGATTGCAAGTAAGTATAATCCACCTATCGCATCATTACCTCTTCCTTGGATAAAAGTAGAAGAACCTGTTGTAGTAGAGGAAGTAGTAACTGAAGAAGTTGTTGAAGAACCTGTTGTAGTAGAGGAAGTAGTAACTGAAGAAGTTGTTGAAGAACCAGTAGTAGAAGAAGTTGTTGAAGAACCAGTAGTAGAAGAAGTTGTTGAAGAACCTGTACCTACAGAGCAAACATTGGAAGAAAAGATTGCTGATGGTTATAATCCTGATGCAAGAGATGGTGATGGAGATGGAGATGGAATCGTTCAGGAAGGAACGAAGTGGGAAAGACCAGTTGACACTCAAATGTAAATGCTGTATAATATAGATGTCTTGATGAATTCTCTGTGACTTCGAGAACCAAGACCTTCTTCTGTGGTGGGAAGAAGTGAGTTGGTGCTATAATAGGAGGAGAGAAATCTCCTCTTTTTTCTTATATAAATTACTACAGATATTAAACAATTATGAATTTTGCTGTTTATTCCAAACAAGATTGCCCATATTGCTATAAAGTCAAACAAGTTCTTGAGTTGACAGGAAACAAGTTTGTGGTGTATAATTTAGGAGAAGATTTTACCAAAGAAGAATTCTATTCGGAGTTTGGTGAAGGTTCTACATTCCCCCAGGTTGTTTGTGACGACCAAAAACTTGGTGGATGTACCGATACTGTTAAGTTTCTGAAAGAGAAGCAAATTGCCTGAACCCAACATAAATAACAATAACTACGATGGTATAAATCGTGGGGTAGAACTTATACTTAGTGGGGGGAAAAAGAGGCAACCAAAAGATTTTCATATTATTTTTGAGAAGTTACTTTGTTTTCTAAGACGAGAAGTAACTATCTATTTTGAGTTTTCTTTGACCATAAAGAAAAGAAAAACAATCCCTATAAGGAGAAAAAAAGATGTTAGCAGTTAGCTTAGTATTAGGTTCTTTTTTAACCGTATTATTTCTTATAGTAGGAGTTTTAACTGGATGGGTTGCCCGAGAGTATATGATGAATTATAGAGAAATTCCTAAAATTCATCCAGAAATGTTTGATACTCAGGGAAACCTGATTCCAGACGAAGTATTAGCAATTCGTTTTGAGGAAGGTTACTTTGACTCTGACGAAGAAGACGACGAAGATTAATTTTTTTAACTGATAATAATTATGACTACAACTACAACAAAAACTAAAGAAGCAACCACTACCAAAAGAGTTGCTCCTGTAATTGATAATCTACCAAATAATCCATTTGCCTTTGAGGTTTTTGATTTGGTATCTCGTCAAAAAACCAATGCAAAGAAAGTGGAAGTTCTACAAAAGTATGATCATCCATCAATCAGAGCAACTTTTATTTGGAACTTTGATGAGAGTGTGATTTCTGTGCTGCCAGATGGTCCTGTACCTTATTCAGGTTATAAGGATCAGACAACTTTTAATGGATCAATGAGTGATAAACTTACTGAAGAAATTCGTAAGATGCACGAAGTTGGTTCGTTCTCTCTTGGTAATACAGCAGATGCGAATATGGGGCACAGCACCATTCGTAGAGAGTTTAAACACTTCTACCACTTCATTAAAGGTGGTAATGACGCAATAAATAGTATTCGTAGAGAATCTATGTTCATTAATATTCTAGAAGGACTTCATCCACTAGAAGCAGAAATTCTAATTCTTGTAAAAGATAAGAAACTTGATACCAAATATAAGATTACAAAAGAAATTGTAAGTCAGGCATACCCATCTATTACTTGGGGAGGTCGTTCGTGAGTAAAACCAGCAGTGTCGTAGAGGAAAAAACAACTGTGGAATGGACGGCAGAAGAAAAAAAAGATATTCCTTCCCGTTATGGGTGCGAAATTCTTTTAGAAAAAGCAACACTACAACAACTCAAGGACCCATCATTTCCCCTTGATGCTCATATCGTAACTTATATCGTTAAAGATGAGACTTATACGGACCTTTGCCGTGGAAGTAAAGTAAAAATCTTTGATTTATATTTTGATAAGTTCGGTCACGGAGCAGTTCAGAAGATTGCCTGGGGTTATGGTAAAGTAAGTCCAAAAATCTGGGGATACAAAGCACCCGAAAAGAAAAAGCGGAAGTGATTTTCAAAATAGTCGGGAAAAAATCTCCCCAAAATTTTCTCACACGAAGGTTTTTAATTTTGTATCCAATGTTACAAAATTGATTGACTAAATAATCGAACGTTCATTTGCTATTTGCGAATAGCAAACGGAAGTAGGAATACCGAAGGAACGCACCAATACCCACAAAGTAAAGGAGCACCCTAATGAAAAACAATTGGCAACTTATTTTAATCAAGCAGCAAAAAGAAAAAGAACAACGCAAACATCAAGCAAAACTTGCAATGGCAATGCGTTGATTCACCAGAGACCTTGACAGGTCTCTTTTTTTTGTGTAGAATGCTTCCAGAGAACTATGTGCAATGGACAAAGACAAATTAAAACTGATTGTCCGTAATTTAGAACTTCTTGTGGATTCCCTGAAAGCAGAATTATATTCTGATGTTCAGGCATACCAATTTGATGATATTACACCAAAAGAGTTAGATTACGACGAAATTTTTGAGGATTCCGAATGAGAAACAAAAAAACAATTCAATTAATCAAGGAAGCACTGAAGCAAGATTATTTGTATTCCAGTGAAGAACTTCAATTTATGAAGGCACAACTTTCTGTGTTACAATTAGAAAAGCAAAACTCAAAAGAATATAAAGGATTTGGAAAGAAATGAAACCTATTAGAGCAAAAGACCTCCTAGAACTAGATAGAGAAATGAAAGTTGTGATGCTTCGGCAGACACAACTTCCACAGACTCTTGTTTATCAGGCTGGAAAAAATGACTATTCCGAGGAACCTATTCATACAAAGTTTCCCCCAGCAGAAAAGGAATGTGGTAAATGGGTTATTGAGCAGTTACTTGCAAATGAACGTGGCCACTGGGGTCCATTGGAGCATCCTGCGATCACTTTGGACTGCGTTGGATTTGTTCATAATGTAATGGTTCAGGCGCGAACTCATCGTGTTGGTGTATCATTTGATGTTCAATCTCAACGTTATACTGGACGACGTGTGCTGAAAGTTGCTAGTGGTAACCTGAAACCTGAAGAGGTTTATTATGTGCGTCCAGAAGGTCTGTATTTGGACCGTAAAGGGCGCAAGTATGAATGGATTAGGGAAGACTACGAAAGGCAGTTAAAGTTCTGTGTGTCGGCATCTGAGAGGTATGCAGAGGCATTTAATACTCGTGGTATGGCAGAAGAGCATCTTCGTGATTATCTCCCACAGAACATTCGTCAGAACTTTGTGGTTTCATTCTCACTTCGTGCAGCACTACACTTCCTAGACCTTCGTGCAAAGATGGATGCTCAACTTGAGATTCAGGCACTTTGTGAGGGTATGGTTCCTATCATTAAAGAATGGGTTCCTGAGATCTTTAGTTATTATGAGGAGAAGAGACTTCATAAGGCACGTTTGAGTCCATAATCTAAATAATCATACACATTATTAAAATTCATGGCCATATATCCGATTATAAACAAAGAAACTGGTGAGACTAAAGTGCTTGAAATGAGTGTTCATGATATCACACAGTGGTATAATGATAACCCCGAATGGAAACGAGATTGGAGCCAAGGATCTGCAAGTCCAGGAGAAGTCGGTGAGTGGAAAGATAAACTTGTCGCACGAAACCCTGGATGGAATGATGTCCTTGGAGTGGCGGCAAAAGCACCTGGGTCAAGAGTAAAGAAAATCTAACCTACCTAATATGGCAAGAAGAAAAAGATCAAATGAGCAACAAACCGGTCCAGATCTTGCTGGCCGACAACCAAAGAAAAAGAAAGCACTTGGGAATGAATATCTTTTAGATATTGAACCCTTAACAGACAATCAAAGAAAACTTTTTGATGCATATGCAGAAGGCAAACATCTTGTTGCCTATGGATGTGCTGGTACTGGCAAGACTTTCATCACTCTTTATAATGCTCTTCGTGAAGTTCTTGATGAAAGAACTCCTTATGAGAAAATCTATCTGGTTCGTTCTTTGGTTGCCACTAGAGAGATTGGTTTCCTTCCTGGTTCCTATGAGGATAAGTCGGATATCTACCAAATTCCTTATAAGAATATGGTGAAGTATATGTTCCAGATGCCTTCTGATGCCGAGTTTGAGATGCTCTATGGCAATCTTAAATCTCAGGAGACGATTAAGTTCTGGAGCACCTCATTCCTTAGAGGCACCACACTTGATAATGCAATTGTGATTGTAGATGAGTTCCAAAACTGTACCGCACATGAACTTGATTCAATCATTACTCGTGTGGGTGAGAACTCTAAGATTATGTTTTGTGGAGATGCTTCTCAGTCAGATTTGCAAAAATCTAATGAGCGTAATGGAATTGTTGATTTTATGAATGTCTTGCGTAAAATGCCATCTATTGATATAATAGAATTTGGTGTTGATGATATTGTTCGTTCTGGACTTGTCAAAGAATACATCCTTGCGAAAATAGAAGTAGGTCTTTAATGTTCAATCATGTTGATGTGACTCTCCCGAAACTTGATCGGGAGACTATAGATGGTATAAGATATTATAAAGTACCTGATGATGAAGAACTACTCAAACTAGTTTCAATCACTTCTATCACAAGTCATTTCAATAAAGAAATCTTTGTGAAGTGGCGCAAGAGAGTTGGGGATGAGGAAGCAGAGAAGATTACTAAAGCAGCTACTGCTCGTGGTACGGATATGCATACTCTTACTGAGTATTTCCTAAAAAATCACGATCTTCCTACGGATATTCTCCCAATCTCAGAGTTTCTGTTCAATATTGCGAAGTCAACTCTCAAGAATATTGATAATATTCACTCTCTTGAAGGGTCCCTATATAGTAAGCAATTAGGTATTGCGGGAACCGTTGATTGCATTGCCGAATATAATGGTGAATTAGCAATCATCGACTTTAAAACTTCCAAGAAACCCAAACCAAGAGATTGGATTGACCATTATTTTGTACAGTGCTGTGCTTATGCAGCAATGTTTTATGAACTGACTGAGATACCAGTCAAAAAATTTGTTATCATTATGTCTTGTGAAAATGGAGAATGTGTAGTTTATGAAGAATACGACAAAGCAAAGTACCTTAAATTGCTCGTCCAATATATTAGAAAATTTGTTGGAGATAAACTTGAGCAGTATGGAACCTAACAGAGAACTGGAACAGGCAATAGAGGATAAGTTCCTAACTCCCTCCAAGTTTTCTCTAGAGATAGAGAAGATCGTTGCGGAGGAGAGTATGAATTACATTGATGCTATTTGCCATTATTGTGAGATTAATAAGATTGAGGTAGATTCAATTACGAAACTTGTATCAAAACCCCTCAAAGAACGATTGAAGTATGATGCTATCAATCTAAATTTTATGAAAAAAACTTCGAGAGCAAAACTTCCACTATGAGTCCTTTTGAGACCTATCAACATTATCTTTCACTCAAAAGTCATTTCACAAATCCAAAATACGATTTCTTTAAATATCGTGGGAAGTCAAGAGCAACTCTAACTTCCTTCAATAAACGAAAAGACAAATATTTCTTTGAGAAATCTTCGAGGAAATATTCTGATAATGAAATTGTAGATTTTCTTGTATCAAACTTTGTTGCCACAGACACCCCACAAAATTTATGGATTGGTTCTTTAATAAACGAAGGGGAAAGAACATACGTCGAGTGGATGAAACGACAGCAGAGTTTGACCTACTTGTTCAAAGAACAATCGGAAGAATTACTCTCGGAAACAAAATTAGAAGATGCTTTCAACTGCTCGAAAGGTCATCCACCAATTCTAAAAAAGTTCCTGGGTGGGAAGATTTCTCCTGAAGTTCTAGTCATATACGACAAAATCTTCCAGTTCGGGAAGGTATTTGATACGAAACTACTAGATCCTGTTTGGGAAATTGTAAGTTTAAAAATTAGGAAATACAATCCCTTTATACATATTGATGTGTCCGATTATAAAGAACTTCTACGGGAAATTGTAAATGAGTAAATTCTTTGACTCTGAACTTATACAAGAAGAACTTGAAGAAATTAATGAACTTCAAAAGTTCATTTATGGAAGTATTCTGTCTTTTGGTTCAATGTCCCGCGAAGATAAACTGGAACACATTGAAAAAATGACTTTGTTGCTAGAAAAGCAACGCATTATGTACACAAGACTTTCTCTTTCTGATGATCCGCAAGCGGTTGAGATGAAAGAGAATTTGAAAAAATCAGTGGCTCTAATGGGATTCTCACCAGACACTGATATGAATTTACTTTTCAGTAGTATGAACAAAACAATTGAGTCTCTCAAACATTTCCTTGACAAGTGAGACCATCCTTGTTATACTATCCAAGTAATCCAACAAATCCAAAACTATCCAAGGTATCTAAATGTCCTTCTCAGATCTTAAAAAGCAATCTAAACTTGGTTCGCTGACTGCGAAACTGGTTAAAGAAGTAGAAAAAATGAATAATAACGCATCATCTGGTGATGATCGTCTCTGGAAACTCGAATGTGATAAAGCACAGAATGGTTATGCAATCATTCGTTTCCTCCCTGCTCCTGACGGTGAAGACCTGCCGTTTGTGAAACTGTATTCCCACGCATTCCAAGGTCCTGGTGGTTGGTTTATTGAGAACTCTCTCACCACTCTCAATCAGAAAGATCCTGTGTCAGAACTGAACTCTGAACTTTGGAACAATGGTACTGATGCTGGTAAAGAGATTGCACGTAAGCAGAAACGTAAACTGACTTATATTAGCAATATCTACGTGGTCAAAGATCCTGCTAATCCTGCTAACGAAGGTAAAGTCTTCCTTTATAAGTTTGGTAAGAAAATCTTTGATAAGATTACTGCCGCAATGCAACCTGAGTTTGAAGATGAGACTCCTATCGATCCGTTTGACTTCTGGCAAGGTGCTAACTTCAAACTGAAGGCAAAGAACGTTGCTGGGTATCGTAACTATGATTCCAGTGAGTTTGCCGCACAAGGTGCTCTGCTGGATGATGATGAAGAGATGGAAGCAGTGTGGAAGAAGCAGTATTCTCTTGCAGAACTCGTTGCTGCCGATCAGTTCAAGTCTTATGATGAACTGAAGAAGCGTCTTGATTATGTTCTTGGTAACAAAGGAACTCGTCGTCAAGACCCTGAGGTTGCCGATGAGGAAGAGACTTCTCGTGGTCCAGTTCGTGACCTTGATGAAGATCTTCGTACCGAACTGAGTAATTTAAGTTCTTCTAAATCTTCTTCTTATGATGAAGAGGATGATGATACTCTGAGTTACTTTGCAAAACTTGCCGAGTGATAAGAACGGGGGGGGAAACCTCCCCCTTTTTTATGGCATTGTATTTCTAGTGTTCTCAGTGCGAATGAGTTTCTTATCAACATACTGAGAAGACTTTTCATAATACATAATCGTTCTCATATCATTTAAGTATTGTTGTAGATAATCTGGTCTTAGTAAGTATATCGATCTCTTTTCTTCGTTCTTTAGAGTTTCATATTCATAATTACTGATACCAACAACCGGATTCAATGTTGCTCCATAATCATCTGGTTTTGGAATAGTGAAAGTAGAATCAACAACCTTACCAGCAGGGAGAATCAATCTTCCATTAGAATCTTTAACTTCTGTAGTCTCATAATGATGCACAGCATTTAATTGAGTCCCGTAAATGTTTTCAGCATATCTGTAAAGGTCTCTATTCGAAAGAGGCCATTCGTTTCTTACATTCACAATACCGGCAGTCATAAGAACCACCCAATCATAATCTGCTCTACCATAAACTGCTTCTGCAACAATATCAGGTCTTACACCATCTGGGATTTGATACTTATTAAACAGAGTAAAGACATTTTGTAAGTCATCACGAAGTTTCACACGACGAAATAAATTCTTTGCTCTTACATAATTCTGTGAGGAATTACTATCTACAAAAGGAGATTGATATTCTAGGTCTGGTAGTTCTCTGAAATATGACATTTTAGTAACCTACTGCTTGTTTACCAATATTACTATCATAATCTTCATTGTAAATTGGATTCAGTTCGGTAAAACTAAGAGATAATTTCATATGAACTGGTGTCTTATCCGCATAAGTTGCATAAGAACCAGAACCAGTATAATTCATTCCCATATTTGTGAGAGCACAAGGTTTGAACTTGTTTAGATATGGATGGTCTCGACTTCCAGTTTTATATTTTAGTAGGAAGACATTTGGAGCCTCAATGAATAGTCCTGCACCATCAGTATTGCTACCAGTTTTTGGGGACATTGATTGCTTAAATATTCTTATAATTTGCTTAACAACATTTGATTCTTCTAAGTTTCTTGGTGCAAAATCAAAATCAAAGGCAAAAGACCTCAGATTAACACTACCAAATAATAGTTCTAAGTTTGGATTTAAAACACTTCCTTGTGCTCTTGAAAGTAGTGCAGTTGGATTTATACTCCCATTTACTACACTATTTACTAATGCGGCACCAAACGCATTTGCTACTAAATCTTGTCCTCCCCCCTTAGTTAGTACTTGCATACCAGTAGAACCTATAGATTTAGCAGCATCAATAACACCTCTGCCAAAGTTTCCCGATTTGAGAATTTCTGCTGCTTTCTCTGCACCATAAGCAGCAAGAGGATTTAAACTATCATCACCCCAAGTAACCTGGTTTGTATCCCCAATATTTGCTGGTATTGGTAGTTGTATTGTAGATAATGCCTTTTGATTGGAATTGGTTTCTGTTCCAGTTTTTAGTTTAAGATTATTTACTCCAGTTTGAACTCCTGGTGGAACATATTTAATAACACTTATCTCCAAATAGTCGTCATCTTTACCAATACTCTTCTGTGGATATCTATATCTTAGTGCGGGTGCTGTAGAAGCAGCGTTAGCATTTCTATATTCCTGTATGCCAGCTGCTTGAGTTGCTGATGATAAACTAGATGGAAAAGAAACTGCCATTATCGATTTTCTAACTATTTAGACGAATTTTGCCAAAAGGTATCTCTCTTAAGTCGGCAAGTTCTTCTGCATAAACCTCATATAAAGAACCAGGTATTTCATCCCAAGTATATTGTCGGACTCCCTTGGACCCCCAGTGAAAGTTAATACCCCTAAATCCCCATTGGGGGAATATATCAGTCACTGCGACTAATGGATTTTGATCGTATTGTATGTTGGGTGTCTTTGGATTATAAACAAAAACATAATACTTACCAACACTTGGAATCTTTCCACTTTCTTGTATAACATCCAATATCTCAATCATTAAATCATCAGGATCTTCTGTTCCAATTAGGTTATCCAAAACACTACGAATACGATTACTCTTATCACTTGTAGGATTTGGTCCTTTTCTTTGTTTGAGAGTCTTTCTTGGCATTATTTTACCCCAAAAAGGTTATCTTCTGTGAGAACTTTAAACTCATATCCTCTATCAGCACACCATTCTTCTGCTGCCTTCCACTTTGCCTGATTTTTGGCATACTCATAAACCTCATAGATATATCCCTTTGTCTTTCTTTTTTGTGGTATAGGTTCTATTGTTTGTTTCTTTGGTTTGATTTCAATTATGTATTTTTTAATGGATCCATTACTCTCTTTGACTTTGATATAAAAATCTGGAAAGTATCTATGAATTTTATTGTCTATTGGGGATCTGTAAGGAACTGCAATTTCTTCCGAGAACCATTCTAAAATATTCTCATTTGTATCGCAATACTTCATAAAAGTCCTTTCCCACAAAGACCTATACACAATGTTTGTGGGGTCTCCTTTATACTTTTTTGGGAATGATGGTTGATATTTTCCCTTGTAAGACATCTAAATAAGTATACTAAGACTTATAAAAGGTATTTAGAGTGGTCAGACCTCGTAGAATATCGGACTTTAAACCACTATTCACCAATCTTGCTCAGACTTCACACTTCCAAGTTATCTTTGGTGGTCTGCCAGGTCAACTTTTGGCACATCTTTATACTAGAGGTATTGATCCAAGATTTATTGCAGAAGATGCTGGATTACTTTGTCATTCTGCATCATTACCAGGAACCTCATTTGCAACCGTAGACATTAATAATAATTTTACTGGAGTCAATGAGAGAGTTGCTCATCGCAGAATCTTTACTGAAATTGGTTTAGAGTTTTATGTTGATAGAGATTATATGCAATTAAAATTTATAGAACACTGGATGGAGTTTATTTCTGGTGGATCTAATGCAGATCCTTATAGAGAAGGGTATTATTTTAGAATGCAATACCCAGAAACATATAAGTGTAATACAACCAAGATTATTAAATTTGATAGAGATTATAATAAGGAGATTGAATATAATTTCTTTGGACTTTTTCCACTTTCCTTAAATTCTACACCAGTAAGTTATAATGGTTCTGATGTATTGAGAATTAGTGCCGCATTTAACTATGAGAGATATGTTTGTGGCAAGGTATTAAGTTTTGATGTAGCAAAAAGTATTGACGGTAATAAATTTGCTAGTGCTGTTAATGTTGTTAATACTGCCAATCAATTAACTAGACTTGCAACTGGTAGGGATGAATTACTATGGAGAAACTCAAATCTTGGAACAGGTAGATTGGATGATCCAAGACCAAGAGGTATTGGGGATGTTGCATATGATCGTTCTCGTAGAGTCGTCTAAATAATTTTAACTGAACTTTATAGGTTATTATGCCTTTACCAAAGATTGCAACTCCAATTTATGAGTTGGAAATTCCATCATTAAAAAAGAAAATTAGATATAGACCCTTTCTGGTTAAAGAAGAAAAGATTCTAATTATTGCACTAGAAAGTGAAGATTCAAAACAGATTGCGAATGCAGTTAAGAATGTTATTTCAAACTGTATTTTAAGCAAAGGTATTAAAGTAGAAGATCTTGCTACATTTGATATTGAGTATTTGTTCCTCAATATTAGAGGTAAGTCAGTCGGTGAAACTGTAGATGTTTTAATTACCTGTCCCGATGATGGTGAGACTCAAGTTCCAACAAGCATCAACTTGGATGAAATTAATGTTGAAGTGGACCCAGAACATTCACGTGATATTAAGTTGGATGATTCTTTAACATTGAGAATGAGATACCCATCGATGGCTGAGTTCATTAAGAATAACTTTGATTCTGGTGAGTCGGTAAGTGTTGATGATACATTTGATTTGATTATTTCATGTATTGACCAAATTTATTCAGAAGAAGAGTCTTGGACTGGTAGTGGTTCCACAAAGAAAGAACTATTGGAATTTGTTGAACAGTTAAGTTCCAAGCAATTCAAAGAAGTTGAAAATTTCTTTGAAACAATGCCTAAACTTTCTCATACAATTAAGATTAAAAATCCCAATACTAAAGTTGAAAGTGAAGTAGTTCTGGAGGGATTATCTGCTTTTTTCGGGTAGGTATGGCGCATACTGACCTTGCGTCATACTACAAGACAAACTTTGCCATGATGCAGCATCATAAATACTCTTTGACAGAACTTGAAGATATGATTCCTTGGGAAAGGGAGATCTATGTAACCTTGCTACAAAATTATATCGAAGAAGAAAATCTAAAGAACCAAGCAAATGGCTGATCTCGCACAAATAGCACAAAGTGGGGTAGATCCTATATCAGGGTCCTATTTGTCTGCGGAAAAAAGAAAAGCAATATTTGCAAGAACTCGCATATCATCTAATGTTTTTGGTCGTGGTGGAGCACTGGTTGCTATTAATGGGCAATCAGATTCTGGAGCATTAGTTACAACGGCAATACAGAATCAAACTCAGAACATATCTTCACTACAGGAGCAGATTAATTCTTTAAGAGCAGAAGTTAATGACTTTCGTACTGCTTTAAGTAGAATTACAGATTTGATTGCTTATGATAGTGTTCTGGATCAGAATCGTATAAGGCAGGAACAAGAAGAGCAAAGAAGAGGGACCGAACAAGGATTAAGAATAGGTAGAGAAAGTTTAATAGAAAGAAAAATCCAAAATGCATTACTTGCTCCTGCTCAGGCAATTGCACAAAGAACACAATCTATCTTAGAAAAAGTAAAACAATTCTTTACGACATTATTCATTGGATGGTTTGCTAATAAAGGAATTGAAACTCTTAAAGCATTGTCTGATGGCAATGGTAAAAAATTAGAAGAAATCCGAGATAATGTTCTCAATGGTCTTGGAATTGCTGCCGGAACATTATTCTTATTGAGTGGTGGATTTTTTGCAATTGCAGGAACTATTACCAGATTATCTCTCAAAATTGGTGGATGGTTATTTAAAAATACTATTGGTAGATTTTTTGGAGCACTTGGAAATCTATTAAAATCTGCTGGAAGTGCAATAGTTTCTGGGGCACAGGCTGGAGTAAGAGTACTTACTGGAGCAGGTCCAAAAGCGGCACCTGCAGCAGCAACAGTATCGGCAGCGGCAGCAGCAAGAGGTGGTGGTGGATTATTAAAAAATGCCGGAAACTTGTTTAAGGGGGCTACAAGTCTTGGGTCAAAACTTTTTGCACCAATTAATATTGGAATATCTGCATATAGATTCTCTCAGGGGGATATGGTTGGTGGATCTTTATCTGCTGCTTCTGCATTGCCGGGAGTTGGATTACTTGCGGTTGGTGCAGATGTTGCCAGAGAATTTGGTGCTTTTGAGGGAACTTTTCTTGGAAAGAATGAGAATACGCAACAACCAAAAACACAAGCACCAAAAACGGACAAATCAAAACAATTAGATGCTTCCAAACCAGCAGAGTTTGGGAATGTTGATATTCCGGCAGAGGTGTCACCACAAGCACAAACTACAAGAATACCATCTACCGCATTTAATCTTGGACCAGCACCAGAACCAACACCAAATGTAGTGTATAAGAGAATAGGTTCTTCTGCTCAACAGCAATCTGGTGCTGCTCCTACTGGTGGTTCTGTAAATGAGGTTCCGGCAATATCTGCATCAAACCCAGATAACTTCTACGTTCTTTATTCACAAGTCAATTATAATGTGGTAACATAAGATGGCACCTGTTATAACTCCAGTAAGAAGTTTTACCAATATCAATACATCAATGAGATCTTTGAGATCTGGATTGGGTGGAATAAAAACGAAGACTGTAAAACTTAATAATATTCTATTAAAAAAGACAAAAGTAAAGAGGGAATCGATAGCAAGAAATTATATTCTTTCTCAAAGAAGACAGGAATCGGAAAGAAGAAAGAATAGAGAAGATCTGATAGAAGCATCAAGTATTGGTGGAGTATTTAAGAGGCAGGCAAAGGCAATTGCTTCAAGTACTAAAGGATTCTTAGGAAGAATTATGGACTTCTTAGGAACTTTATTAATTGGGTGGTTGATGTATAATCTACCATCAATTATTACGATGGCACAGGAATTGATTGCAAGAATGCAAAGACTTTATACTATTGTGACTGGATTTTTTAATCGTACCATTAATATTTTTAGAGGGTTTGGAAATGTTCTGGGTGCAGTTGGTAAAAATATTCTAAGCTTTGATTTTACTGATAGTAATAAAAGAGTTGAGAATGCGATGAGAGATTTGAATACTAATTTTGATGATATGCAGAGTCAGTTTGATGAGGGATTTAGATTACTCACCACATCTCTGAGTGAAGGAGTTGCCAGTGGTGAGAATGCTGCACCTACTGGAACTCAATATTCAAATCAGAGTTTTCAGGGGCAACCTTCTGGTGGTGAAGAAGAAACCAAAGGTGGAAGAGTTAGTCCACAAGCAGTATATTCTTATCTAAGGCAATTGGGTATAGATGATACTCATGCGTTAGGTATTTTAGCAAATATTAAAGGAGAAAGTGGATTTGAGATAGGTTCTCAAGAAAAAGGTGATAGTAAACAAGGTATTGGATTATTTCAATATACTTACCCATCCAGAAAAGCAGCATTTTTGAAAGCAGTTCCTGATTACAAAACTAATTGGAAAGGGCAAATTGATTTTGCAATAAAGAGTGATCCAAATACTCCATTATACTTAAAAAAACAATTCAATTCTCCAGAAGAAGCTGCAGATGATTTTATGAGAAACTGGGAGAATCCATCCAAAAGAGTTTATAAGGATAGAAGAATATTGCATAATGCTTTTATCAAATCATTCAAACCCGGATCTGCACAAGCATCCACTCCAGCAAAAATGACTCCAGCAGTCACAACTACTGTAAAAGATTCTATAAATGTTGCTGGACCTAGGGGAGGAACTGCTACCGTTGGACTTAGTGGGGGAAGGGGTGTATTTGGAGCACCACGTAGTGGAAGAACACACGAAGGGATTGATATTGGAACTTCTGGTGCAAGGGGGTATTATGTTGCTTTTAGAAATAGTGGAAAGGTAGTCTTCGCTGGAAATAGTGGTGGATATGGTTTAACAGTAGATATTGTTACATCGGACGGAACTTGCTATCGTTTTGCCCACCTTGCAAAAATGATGGTAAAGAATGGGCAATCATATAATGGTCAAACTATTGGTGAAATCGGAAATACTGGAAACTCTCCAGATGTTCATTTACACTTTGAAGTTAGACCTGGTGGTCCTTTTGGAAAAGCAATCGATCCCAGACCTTATTTGGGACTTCTTTCAATTGGAAGGCAATTGACCGGAATATCGGGGCAACCAACTACAATTTCTCCACTAGCACTAGCACAAATAAAATCACCAACTATCACAACACCTCAACAACTATCCCAACAAAGAAATGGTCCCACTATTGTTGTGATAGAAGAAGATCCACCAGCACAGCAACAAGTCTCTGCCGGAGGTGGTGGAGGTGGAATGATACCAATTATAATTAATCCGTTAAATAGTTTCATCACACAGAAACTCTTACTAGATTTAGCATACACATAATGTCAGTAAAAAAGTCAATTTACGAAGAACTTATACTTGAATCCAACGACCAAAAGAGAACCGTTGATATTAGAACTGGTACGGTTTCTATTGATTATTATGAGGATATCTTCTCCCCATCAATCACGGCAAAAATTCAGGTAGGAAACACTGGTGATTCTATTCAGGCACAAGATAATGAAGGAAATGCAACAGGATCATTCCAATCAATCTATAATGGTCTTCCCTTAAGAGGTGGTGAAAGAGTTTCCTTAAAGATTGCCGGTAATTCTGCCACAAATCCTGGATTGGACTTTGCAACCGATGAAAAGGATTATCTTTATGTTTCAAGTATCAGTAATGTTATCTCAGAATCTCAAAGAGAATTCTTTGAACTAAACCTGGTCTCAAGAGAAGCAATTACAAATGAGACTGTAAGAGTCCCAAAGAAGTTTCCAACCAGTCAATCAATCAGTGACTCTGTAGAAAGTATTATCAAGGAATACTTAAAGACTGATAAGATTGATGAAATTGATAAGACACAGAATAAGTATGGATTTATTGGAAATTTAAGAAAACCATTTACTGTTTTAGTATGGTTAGCATCTAAAGGAGTTCCCGAATCATCGAAGAAAGATGCTACGGCAGGGTATGTATTTTTCCAAACACAAGATGGATTCAGTTTCAGATCAATTGATAATCTAATTTCACAACCATCAAAAGCAACTTATATCTATAGTGATGTAAACCAAACTGGATATGAAAAAGATAATGACTTTAATATTCTCCAATATACCACAAATAGAAATCAAAACCTAATTGAAAAACTTAGATTGGGAACCTATTCTAGTTATAGAATGTTCTACAATCCATTGACATTTGAATTTACTCCACCAGAAAAGGGAACATTTAAGTTAAATGATTATGTAAGTGGTGTGAATAACCTGGGACAAGAACTTCAACTACCAAAAATTTCAAGTAGTTCGAATGTTAGTCTGGGAGATTCTCCCACAAGAATTCTAACTCAAGTATTGGATATTGGTACAATGGAGAAAGATGTTTCTAGAGAAGGAAACTCTGACCCATTTAAGTATCAGTCACAGGCAATTATGAGATATAATATACTCTTTACTCAAACTATGAGTATGACTGTACCATCAAATACCAACTTAAGAGCAGGTGATATTATTACATGTAAGTTTCCTAAGATTTCTAGAGAAGACGGGGCAACATATGATGATGAGCAAAGTGGTCTATATATGATAAAGGAATTGTGTCATCATTTTGATACGGAAGGTTCATATACTTCAATGACTTTAATTAGGGATACATTTGGAAATTACGGGACGAATACTGGGGGCAAGTAAATGGACGAATCTTTACTCAAAAGTAATTTTCTAGGAAGAGACGGTTTTCGTTGGTGGATTGGACAGATTCCGCCAGAGAGTGCTCATGGTGGACAAATTAATGGGGCAGGATGGGGAAATAGATTTAAGGTTCGTATTATGGGGTATCATCCTTATAATACTGTTGAACTTCCAGATGAGGACTTACCCTGGGCACAGTGTCTACTTTCAACAACTGCGGGTACTGGAGCATCAAATCATGTAACTACAGTAAAAGTGCGTCCTAGTGATACTGTATTTGGATTCTTCTTGGATGGTGATAATGCCCAGATTCCAATTATTATGGGATGTTTTGGTAGGACCTCCCAAGTTCCTAGTTCTGATTATGCCGGACCATTTCAACCATTTACTGGACAAACTAGCAAAATTAATAATGATGGAACAGCATTAAAAAAAGATGAAACTAGTGAACAGAATGCCAACTCTGCAAAGTCTCCAAGAAATGTATCTCCACAGCAAGCACAAGCACTTGGTAATGGCGAACTCCAATATTTTAGTGCAATCGGAGATAAAATTCCACTTGCAAATACTGTAAATAATACTTTTGTTGGGAAAATATCCGCAGAAATTACTAATTTACTGAATAAGATTAAAGTACCTGCAATCTTTACAAATATTGCAAATGAGATTAATCGTGTAACCGAAAAGATTCAGGCCATTACAAATGGTCTTGTTGGTAATATGATAAATGGATTATACACAAAATTAGCAGGAATATTGAATAGTGGTCTAAGTTTACTTTATGATAAGGTTAAAAAAATATCAGGTCATAATGCAGCTGTTAATGCACTAACTGACATGCTTAATCCAGTATTAGCACTGCAAAAAGCAATTCCTTGTGTAGCAGGATCCATTATTAGTGGATTGGGAAGTGTGATTAAGAATATTCTTACATCAGTAGTAGATAATGTAGCAAATTTTGTAACTTGTGCGGCAAACCAATTTACTGGAGTTTTAGTTAATGATATTATTGGAAAAATTACAAGTGGATTAGAATCTGCAATTGGTGGAGTTCAAAATATTTTACAATTCTTCTCTGATTTTAGTGTTGATGGATTTTTAAGAGGAAGTATTGATGCAATTAAAGGCATTGTTGGAATGTTTGATTGTAATCAGAGTAAAGGAAAATCTGATGGTATTGTTGATGAATGGACCATTGGATGTGGTCCCGCAAATGCTCCCGGACCAGATTTTGAAAAAATACTGGAAAATGCAAATATTTCTAATGCCATAGCAATTGCTAGTAATTTGGTGAATGGTGTGCAAGGTGCCGTTGGTGCAGTAACTGATGTTGTTGGTGGAGTACAGAATGCTGTTGGTGGAGTTACCGGTGCATTTAGTGCTATAAACAATCTTCCAAACCAAATTGGGGGGTGTTACACTGGACCACCACTATCACAGGGTATTCCTATGGTAAATATTTTTGGTGGTGGTGGATCTGGTGCTACTGCAGTTCCACTAATAGGTGCGATCAATGGAACAACCGGAAGTGTAATTGGTGCAAAAGTTACTGGTGGTGGTTCTGGATACAAATACCCACCATTTGTAGAAATTGCCGATGAATATCATCAAGGATATGGGGCTGTTGCAAGAGCAACTATTAATGATCTAGGAGAAGTTGATTCAGTTTATATTGTTTCCGAAGGTGAGAATTATGCATTTGAAGTTATTGAGAATTATGTTGTTGATAGTATTTTAATTCAGAATCCAGGTCGAAATTATAGTGATGGGGATATTGCAACAGATCAGTTTGGCAATGAATATTCTATTGAAATATTTGAAGGTTCTATTACTAAGATTGGACCGATAAATATTGTTGGAGAGAGTGGAGCAATTCAAGTAAATGATCTTCCAATAATTACTATTAAATCTGATACTGGTTCTGGTGCCCTATTAAGACCTCTATTGGATGTAAGACCAGAATTCCAAGGTGAAGTAAAACAAGTAATCGATTGTGTAACATAAAATGGCAGAAAGACCTTTTGATAAACAAAACTGGCAGGGTAGAAGTTTAACCAGCTTCGGACCTAAGTTTAGATTGGATATGAACAATCCCCAAATGGGTTGTAACGGAACAGATGTTTATAATCTCTACGCAGTAACTGACAATAATGATGTTCAGGTCACAGGATTGACCGAAGGAGGAACTTATCACATTTACAATGATCGTTCAATTGAAATTATCGCAGGACAAAAGAGTGAATCAAATGGTGTGGATATTATTATTAGTGGTAGAAATGGTGATGTATGTATCACTGCCGAAAAGAATGGGAGAGTTAGAATTCGTGCTCAAAACATTATGATTGATGCAGATGAAGATGTAGACATTAAAGCAGGAAGAAATATTACATTAGATGCTGGATCTGGAAGAGTGTTGTTAAAAGGAAATAAACTTGATGCTAGTGGTTTAACTGGAAATCTTGTACCGAAAGGAACTAGTTTTGGTGAACAAGTTTTTGCCGGAGTTGCAGGAAATGTGGGTATAGATGTTATAACAGATAAGTTTAGTGGACCAGCATCTGGCATAACTTCACTCATAGGATTATAAAATGGCAGATTATGTAATAGGTTCACCTGCACTTTTTAATCAAGACGCCCAGTTCTTTAAGGATGTCTACATTTATGGTAATTTAAATTTTGATAAAATAAGTTATGAATCTTTGTATGTTAGGGATGGAGCAACCATAAATCAACTTGGTATTGCCCAAACTGCATTGGTGGTAAATGGTAGCACACGAGTTACTGGTACTTCTACGCTTGGAAATACTGTAGTTGGTGGTGGCACTACTCAACTTATTGTAAATGGAAATGCACGAGTTACTGGTATTCTTACAATTGGTACTGGGAGTATTACAGTTGATGGGACAAATAATACTATTACGGGATTAACATCAATTACAGATTCTTCTGGTGGTTATCTTTCCAATCCTCCAGGAACTATTATTACAGTTGCCTCATCTACAGCTCCTGCAGGACATTTGAAGGCAAATGGTGCCTCATTATCTACAACAACTTATGCTGCATTATTTGCAGCAATCGGTTATACTTTTGGTGGAAGTGGAGCATCCTTTACTCTTCCCGATTTAAGAGGTGAATTTATTCGTGGTTGGGATGATGCAAGAGGTGTTGATAGTGGAAGAGGTTTTGGAAGTGCTCAGTCATATGGAATCCAAAGTCATACTCATGGTATTACAGTATCTGATGCTGATGATAATAATCACACTGGTAATGGATCAGCAGCAGCCAACTCTGATGCTGGATATACCGCAACAAATAGTACAGAATCTGCTGGCGGTACAGAAACCCGTCCAAGAAACATAGCACTTCTTCATTGTATTAAATACTAATAAAAAAATTATGAAAATTTATAATTATCATTCAGAATATAAGTATTTTATCAATACATCAATTGCAGATGAATCTCCACTAGAACCTGGAGTATTTCTTATTCCCGCACACGCAACTGATATTGAACCCCCAACTTGTGAGTCAAATCAAATACAAATTTTTAATGAGTCTTCTTGGAATATTGTTGATGATAAAAGAGGAACTTATTATTCCACTAACAATATTCAAATTGAATTAATTGAAAATTATAATCCATTAGAAGCACCAGAAAATGCAACTAAAGAAGTTCCACCAGAAATTCCAGAACGTTGTTATTTAATTTGGAATGATGGTTGGGTAATAAAACAAAAACCAGTTCTAACTCCAGAAGAAAAACTGGAAAAATCTGGATTAACAGTAGAAGAACTCAAAAGTCTCTTGGGTCTGAGCCCTTGACAGGCGCCCCCATCTGCCCTATAATATCAGGGTAATCGACACAAGACCAAATGCCTGCCAACACCGAAGAGTTTCTGTCCCGTTGTGTCGTGGATACTCTGGCACGTAAGTTCTATCTTTATTCTAGTGAAGGTGGAGAGAAACTGGTAGAATGTGAATCTATTGACCAATTTATGAATGTATTGGAAGTAGTTCGCAGTCAGGTAAGTGAAGATTGCCTTGCATATACCAACCCCCTTTGAGAAATGGAAGTTTTTAGTGTGGAAGAATTTCAGGAAAGATTCGACGAACTTATGGAAAGAGTCGAAAATGGAGAACATATAGGTATCGTCAATGAAAACGGGCAGGCAGCAGTAATGATGCCCGTCGATGACGAACTCATACGAATACACACCGACGAAAACAACGAAGCTCAGTAATACTCTAGTTTTTTATGGTCGTCAGAACAGGTGTTCAGAGGGATCTTATAAGTCCTTTGCCCCAGATTAGGGCCTTTGGCAGGGTTCGATACCCTGGGCGACTATTACTCTAACTACATTAGAGTATAAATAATAATGTAGAATGCTCTAACTATTATGGTAGGAACTTGCTCAAATTGTTCTATTACATACAAATACTCTCCATCTCAAGGAAAGGGTCTATATTGCTCCAACAAATGCCAGCAAGAATATCTTTATAAACAAAATATATCCAATTGGTTGTCAAAAAAAATAACTGGTAAACAACGAGATGGTAGACCAAGTGATTTTGTGAGAAGATATTTGCTTGAAGAAGTAAATTATGAGTGTTCTATGTGTGGATGGGGAAAACCAAATCCAGTTAATGGAATAATTTATCTTGAGATTGATCATATTGATGGATCTAGAGAAAATGGATATAGAGAAAATTTACAAGTTTTATGTCCCAACTGCCATACTTTAACGGATACTTATAAAACTTTAAATAAAAATTCTGGATATCACAAAACAAGAAAACAGAGATTAAATTAATGCCCGTTTACCTATCTGGTTGAAAGGACTCGACTCATAATCGAATTTAGAGTGGTTCAATTCCACTAACGGGCACTTGACTATTATAATTCTTTGAGTTATAATGGTCTCATACACGGGCGTGTAGTCCAGCGGCAGAGACAGGGCGCTTAAAACGCCTCCAGGGTCGGTTCGAATCCGACCACGCCTATTAAAATAAATACAAGATATTGAAACACTCAAATGTCTTATCAAATCAGTCAAGCATACTGTTGGTATAATGAAGGCACGATGATTGTTAAGATGTACTTTATCAATCAAGTTCCTTTTACATTTGATGAATTACCTGATGGGCATTTGTACGATCAAGACTTAAAAGAATTAGCAGATAAGCAAAGGACTTTTGAACCAGAAGATTTATTTAAGAACTCTTTCTATCTAATAGACGAAGAGGCACATCCATTATTATTTGATATGGATTTAGAGAATCCACAAGACCTACCAGAAGACATTATGGAGTTTAATGAGGAATAAATAAAACATAATAGGTCTGATACAAATAAAAATGAGTCTCAATAAATTAGATAATTTTATTAAGAATACAGAAGGTCGTATTCTTTATGTTTCGCCAAGTGACCTTGATTCCACAGATAGCATTAATAATCAAGGTAATTCACTTGCACAACCCTTTAAGACACTACAGAGGGCACTGTTAGAAGCAGCAAGATTCTCATATCAGAAAGGAAATAGTAATGATGATGTAGAGAAAACTACGATTCTCTTGATGCCAGGTGCTCACGTAATTGATAATAGACCTGGTTTTGCAGTTTACAATAATGGTGGAACAGCAACAGCAGTAGCACCTGGTGGAGCAACATCAGCAGCTATCAATACATTATCACTCACACTAGATTCTAACTTTGATCTAACCCAAGAAGATAATATTCTCTATAAGTTTAATAGTGTTAATGGTGGTGTTGTTGTACCCAGAGGTACTTCAGTTGTTGGTCTTGACTTAAGAAAAACCAAACTACGCCCAAAGTACGTACCTAACCCAACAGATTCTAATGTTGCTAATTCAGCAATCTTTAGAATTACTGGTGCCTGCTACTTCTGGCAGTTCTGTTTCTTTGATGGTGATATTGCAGGAAATGTATATACTGACCCGAGAGATTTCTCAGTTAATAATCAATCAGTACCAAAATTTTCTCACCACAAACTCACCTGTTTTGAATACGCAGATGGTGTGAATAATGTGGAAAATTATGGTCTTACTGACCTTGATATGTATTATGCAAAACTCTCCAATGCATTTAATCTTGCATCTGGTAGAGATATTGACCAGAAGTATCCTGCCAACTCTCTTGGATTTGAGAAGCAAAGACCTGAATGGGAAATTGTAGGTGCATTTGCCGCAGATCCTATTACAATTTCTACCATTCAGGCTGGTTCTGGTGGAATTCCAACCAATCAAGTTACTGTTAAGACTGCCGTACCTCACGAACTTACAGCAGGAACTCCAATTAAAATTAATGGAGTTTCACCAGAAGATTATAATATTTCAACATTAGTCCAAAGTATTAGTACTACTGACCCAACAGTATTTACATATTTACTCCCAAGTTTTAGAGCAAATCTGCCAACACCAGGAAGTGCATCTGGTGCAACTGTAACGATTGAGACTGATACAGTATCTGGTGCGTCACCTTATATTTTCAACATCTCTCTGCGTTCCGTTTATGGTATGAACGGAATGCACGCTGATGGCAGCAAGGCATCTGGTTTCCGTTCGATGGTTGTGGCACAATTTACTGGTGTATCTCTACAGAAAGATGATCGTGCATTTGTAAAATATAATCCTACCTCTAGAATCTATGAGGGACTCTCTACCACTAAAGTTGCGGGAGCAACTCTATCTTCCCAATCTTCCTCTACAAATATTGGCAGTGTCTATCATTTAGACCCAAGAGCAATTTATAGAAACGGATGGGAATCGAGTCATATTAAGGCAAGTAATGATTCCTTTATTCAGGTTGTATCCGTATTTGCAATTGGATTTAATAAGCACTTTGATGCCCAAACTGGTGCAGACTATAGTATTACAAACTCCAACTCAAACTTTGGACAACTTGCAATTAATGCTAGTGGATTTAAAAAAGAAGCATTTGATAAAGATAATAAGGCATTTATTACATCTATTATTGCTCCAAGAGCAATTGTGAGTACAGAAGAAAATATTGATTGGATTTCATTGGATGTTGGAGTCACAACTTCTGTCGGAATTACTTCACATCTTTATCTGTTTGGATTTACTGCTAAAGATGATGTTCCACCAATTCTTACTCAGGGATATCGTATTGGGGCACAAGTAAATGATAAATTATATGTTAATATTGGGGCTGGAACAAGCACGGCAAATATTTTAATGTCGGATGGTGTTACAAGTAGTGTAAAAGAATATTCAAATATAAATGCACCAGATACTTTAAACAAATTTACAATTGGAGCAAATACATTAAGTACTGGAGAAAAGGTCATCATTCTGAGTGATGATGGAGACTTGCCAGAAAATATTGTAGAAAATACAATTTATTATGTAATTAATAATGGAGATAATACCATCAAATTGGCATCTTCCACATCCAATGCAACGACTGGTATTGGAATTAGTGCTTATGGCGGAACCAAACTTAAGATTCTAAGTAGAGTATCTGACAAAATTGCAGGAGATATTGGACATCCAGTAGGATTTGATACTACACGAAATCAATGGTACATTAAGACAAATGCAAATAGTGGAATCTACAATGCACTGAATAACTTAGGTGTTGCTGGTATTGGAACTGCAAGAACCGAACCTTCTTATATTAAGAGAATTGCAGATAATAGAAGTCTAGATGAGAAAATTTATAAAATCAGAGTTGTAATTCCAAAAGAATCTGCAAATGCAAAAAAACCCGAGAATGGATTTATTATTCAAGAATCTAGTACTGGTGCTATTGATATAGATTTTACAAAGTCTACTCTCACACGTAATGATTATGAGTATAGAAGAAATCCAAGATTTATTTCAACTTGCAGTTACAATTCACCAAATGTAACTGTTATTTCTGAACTCCCACATAATCTTCAAGTTAATGATACTGTTATTATTAAAAATGTAACTGATAGTACCAATACTACTGGAGTTGGAAATTCTGGATATAATGGAACATTTGCGGTTGCATCTGTTGTAAATGATATGACATTTACATATGTAACAACTAGAACTGCAGGATCATTCACAAATAATACTGCTAATAGAACAACTTCACTTCCAAGATTTGAAAGAAATGATCTTCAATCTAATCTTTATATCTACAGAAATGAAGTAATCTCCGAATATATTAAGGATGTCCAAGATGGTGTTTATCACATCTATGCTTTAACAGCAGATAAGGCAGTCCCAACAGAGTTTACAAACTTAAAATATAGTCAAAATCTTGTTGACCTGTATCCCCAATTAGATAGGGATAACATTAATGATACTCCAACTTCTGCCAAATCATTTGCAAAGAGATCATTTATCGGTGAAGTTGTAACAAATGACATTAAGAAGAGCATTACAAAAGAATCAACTGATACTTTACTTACATCTTTTGGTGTAGGTCTTGACGTACATTTCGTTTCTGATGCAGGTACAAGTGCAACAATCGCCTTTACAAGAAATCACGGACTTGCAGGTATTGTAACTTATAGTAGTTTACCTGGTGGTGATCTCTATACTCCTGCGGCCGGAACTGCAACATATCAGAATGTTAAACTTCTGAATGGTTCTCAGACTGGAACCTGGCAGGGTGCAACTGCAAGAGTTGTTGTATCTGCTGGAGCAGTAATTTCAGCAGATATTATTTCTTCTGGTTCTGGATATTCTGCCGGTTCTGGATCTAACGGTTTATACTTTGATGCTTCCGTAGTTGGTAATGGTGATGGAAATGCCAGATTTAATGTTGCAACTTCTGGCATTACAACGGCAATTGGTAACGTTATTCAATTTACTGGAGCAGGCACAACTTCTGATGGGTATTATAGAATTACTGGTGTTGGTGCAACTACAGTTTCAATTGCTAAGACTGCAGGAGACCCAGTTGTTACCACATCTCAGTATGCATTTGTAGTCGGACCTTCGGTTCAAGTTTCTTCATCACCTTATACCTCTGGTACTACCACATTTAACTGCTCTGCTCCTCACGGATTATTTGCAGGGAATAGATTTAGAGTGATTGATTCCAGTAATAATAATCTAGGAGACTACATTGTAAGTGCAAAAGTTGGAATCAATGTATTCACCGCAATTACAAACAAATCAGTATCCGCATCATATATTCTCAAGCACGGACTCTCGGCAAATGAAGCAACTTCAGATGTTTCTGTAGAGAACTTATCAGTAAGAGGTGTTCCACTCTTTGACGAAGAAACTTTAACACTTGTTTCATTTGTAAGTACAACTCGAATTGAAGTCTCAAGTCCTGTTGGTGCTGCTGCAATTACAAAGAGATTCCCACTTGGTTCTTATATTCAGATTGATGATGAAATTATGAGGGTTGTAAGTGGTGATGATGGGAATATACTTACAGTCATTCGTGGTGCTCTTGCAACATTACAATCAACTCATGAGGTTGGATCATTAATTATAAAGATTAAACCAATTGCTGTTGAGTTTAGAAGACCTTCTATCGCAAGAGCATCAGGACATACATTTGAGTATCTTGGATATGGTCCTGGTAACTATTCTACAGGTTTGCCACAAGTTCAAGTTACGACTCTAAGTGAAAGAGAAGAGTTCCTTGTTCAATCACAAGAAAGGTCCGGCGGCATTGTTGTTTATAATGGTATAAACAGTAATGGCGATTTATTCAACGGAAATACTAAGACCTCTGCATCTAGTGGAGAAATTTTATCATATGATATCCCAAATCCAACAATTACTGGAGAAGATCCAAATCGTTTGAGTGTTGTATTTGATGAAGTCACAATTAAAGAACGACTTGTCGTAGAAGGTGGAAATTCTAGTACAGTTCTTTCACAATTTAATGGACCTGTTACTTTCAACAAGGAAGTCAAGATTAATGATACAACAAATGTTACTGCACAACTCAAAGTTACTAATACCACACAATCAACAACTACTGCAACAGGAGCACTGGTTGTAAGTGGTGGTACTGGTATCGCCCAAAATCTAAATGTTGGTGGAAATACAAATATTACTGGAACCCTTGGTGTTACTAATGCCACTACACTTTCAAGTACATTAGATGTAACTGGAGTTTCAACATTCCGAAGTAATGTTTATCTTGGCGATAGTGATACTATCTATCTTGGTGATGGTAATGACCTTGCAATTTATCATAATGGAACTGATAGTTATATCGATGATCAAGGAACTGGTTCACTTTATCTTCGTGGTAATACTTCTGTTAATATTCAGAAATATACCGGAGAAAATATGATTGTTGCTACTGCCGATGGTGCAGTAAATCTTTATTATGATAATGCATCTAAACTGAATACAATTAGCACTGGATGTTCGGTTACTGGAGAATTGATTGTAACAGGTGACATTACGGCATTCTCCACTTCTGACCAAAGACTAAAAGATAATATTACCCCAATTCCAAATGCCTTGAATAAGGTACTTTCAATCAGTGGTAATACATTTGATTGGAATGACAAGTCTGGTAAAGAAGGAACTGAAGCGGGTGTGATTGCACAAGAAATTATGGAAGTTCTTCCAGAAGCAGTTACTACAAGAGATAATGGTTATCTTGCCGTTAATTATGAGAAACTTGTTCCACTACTGATTGAAGCAATTAAAGAACTCAAATCAGAAATAGAGGATTTGAGGGGGGTCTAAATAATTTTTTAACTCTTTGATATGGACTTTGAAGTTGTAAATATATTTCCCACAACAATCTATGTTGGGAGATCTGATAATCATGAAGAACACAAAAATAATTTTTATAAGTTATATCCAAAATTTGATTATCCACAAATTAATCAAAAGACAAATACAATAAACACTGTAAGTGAAAATTGTGGAAATCCTCTTCTTCATTTGGAAGAAACTTTAGATCCACTTTTTAATGAGATTGTAAAGCATATCAAAAATTATATTCATGATGTCTTATTAGTTAAAGATATTTTTGATGTTGCGATTACAAAGAGTTGGTTGTCTAGATCAAGAGAATCTCATCATGAGATTCCTTGGCATATTCATTCAACAAGCCAAATTTCATTTGCATATTATCTTTCGACTCCCAAAGATTGTCATGCTCTTCAATTTTCAAACGAAAATCGACCGAATAGTATATCTTCTTCACTATTTGCCGAAGATAAAGATGGTGAAGAATTAAACATGATGAAAGATTACAACAATTTGAATGCCGAATTATTTTATTTGTTTCCAAATGAAGGAAATATTGTTCTTTTTCCAAGTAAACTTCCCCATTCCACAAAAATGATGGGAGAACAGTTTGAAGGAGAACGATTGGCAATTATTGGTGATGCCACTTTAATTCTTAAAGAAGAATACCTATCATTCTCCCACGGATATATTCATGAAAAATATTGGAAAAAATACTAAATAAAAATAAAAATGACAATAAAGGCATCGGGATCTCAACTTAAATTTTCTGAAATTGCAGCAGAATTTGGAAATCCTACTGAAAATAAACTTGGTGCTTATCGTGTAAGTGAAACGATTGGTACATTGAACAATATGCCTTTAGATACTGATATTCCAAAGTCAGTTTCAATTGGAAGTAGTGCTATAAAATTTAGTCAGTTTTATAGCAAAAAACTTAATATTGTTGTTAATTGTGTTGGAATGAATGATTTTCAAACCAGAGTTAATGCTAAAAATATATACAATACTCCAATACCAGGAACATCAGTAAGAGTGGTTGGTGGATTTAAGGAAAAACCCAGTGATACAAGCGGGAGTAAAGTTTATATTAATACGAATACTAAAATTGCTTCAGAAAAGGGAGTAATAACCAATACTGCATTTAGAACAGGAATTTGGAATTCCGGAACTGAACTTATTTTAGAAATCGGCAGTGCTACAAGAATTTATGGTTCTGGTGGTGATGGTGGAAATGGTGGGACATCAACTCCAACCGCAGGAACTAATGGAACCAGCGCACTTGGGATTGATTATCCGACAGCAATTATCAATAGGGGATATATTCAAGCAGGATTTGGTGGAGGTGGTGGAGGTTCTTATCAGGCAAGAAATGTCAGGATAAATGATGGTAAAAAGAATGCATATGATGAATATAACGTTTCCAGTGGAGGGGGTGGAGGTGGAGGAGCAGGTTATCCTGGAGGAACTCGTGGAACTAGTGGAGGGCAGCAAGGAAGTAAAGGAACTGAAGGATCTGCCGGATCTCCTGGTGGTTTGGAAACTAAAGGAACTGGTGGTGTTGGTGGTCAAGATGCTGGTGCTGGTGGTGATGGTGGGCAACCACCAGCAACAGATGCAATCAAAGGTGTAGATTCAAGTGAAACTGGAGGAGCAGCAGGAGTAACTGGTTATACTATAATTTACTACCATCCAGAGGGTGCTGGTTCTTCACTAACAAATGTTGGTACAATATATCCTAGTGCAAGATATGCCTATAATACCAATCCAACTTAGTTAGAATAAATACTTGAAATAAAAAGTTTAATTATGATGAATTTTATTTTTAAAATTATAGAAAATCATCCAGAAACGGAGCAACTGGTGGTTAAATATTGTCGTCAAAATTCTTTAGTATCAATAGATGATTATAGGGCATATGCCATAGACTATCAACATATAGATTTTACCACATATGAAAGTTTTATTTTAAGTATTATGCAATGTGGACGTTCAATCATTATAGGTCAAATAAAAGAAGAAATTGGAATCGAATCAAATTATGAAGTAGAATACTCAAATTCTACTGAAATTGAAGATAATTTGAATAAAATTGTTCCGGTTGATTATGAAGAAGTGATGTATAATAATAGTTACTCTATCAATAGGATTGATTTATAATGGAAAATTCAAGAGACCCTAGATGTAAAAGATTTTACAGAAAGTGTGAAGATTTTACAATATGTGTAAACATTGGTGAAAATGGATATGTTTTAGCAGAAAATCCAAATGAAAGATTCACTATTTTTGTTTATGGTGTATATGGGAGTGGTAAATTTGCTAGAATTTTTGAATCTGATCACATTAAATTAGATTCTAAAAAAATAATTGATATTCAAGATTATGTTCATTCAAAAGTATTATTTGAGGGAACAGAAGATTTTCATATGATTGGATTTAATACTCTAGATAAAAATGTAAAGTGGGAGGCAGAACTTCTTACATCAGAAAATAAAATAGTAACTGCTAAACAAGGAAAATCTTTTCTTTTTTGTTTAGATGAAGATGTCACTGTAAATGATAAAAAATTTAAAAGATATGATTATGCTGAAATTTTTCCTGGTATTGAATATAATTTGAATATTGGAGAAAAAGGTGCTCTGGGTTTGTTTAGTAAACAATTTTCACTCATGTGATAATGTCACACCCAATAGTTTGTAACGATAAATAATACTAAGAAAAGTCTAAAACACTCATAAGATGGCAAATTATAATAAGTCATTCAATTTTAGGAATGGAGTTCAAGTTGATAATGACAATTTTGTAGTAAATGCAAATGGATTGGTAGGAATTGGAACATCAATTCCCAGAGAGTTCTTGGATGTTTATGGAACTGCCAGAGTTACTGGATTGGTAACAACAACTAGTTTGGCAGTAACTGGTATTTCTACTTTTTATAGTGATGTAAAAGTTGGTTCAGGAATTACACTTTCCCCCTCTACTGGAGCAGTTACTGCCATAGCATTTTATGGTAATGGAGCAACTCTGAGCAATATAGTTGGTTATTCTACTGAGGCGTGGATTATAAATAGTGCTCGAACTGGATTATCTACATCATTAAATGTTGGTATAGGAACCACAAATCCACAATACTCCTTCCAAGTCGGTCAAAATCCCCTTACTGGAAATGGATTTTCTGTTGATGGTCCATCGGGAAATGTAAAGGCCACTGGAATTATCACAGCAGGATATTTTAGTGGGAATGGATCATCTTTAACATCATTAAGTGCTTCTAATATTTCATCAGGAACATTAGATAATGCAAGACTCCCATCTAGTATTAGTGTTTCTGCAGTCACTGCATCCACATTTAGTGGAAGTTTAACTGGAACAGCATCATTAGCATCTAATCTTACTGGATCTCCCAATATTACTGTAGCAACAGTAAATTCCACAAATCTTATAAGTGGAATTTCATCAGTGGGAGTATCAACAGTATCCACAAGACTTTATGCAGAATCTATTGGTGTAGGAACTAACTCTCTATCAAGTGATATTCACGTTAGAAGAGCTTCAACATCTACATTACAACTCACAAGTGATAGTGCAGAAGCAATTGTTACATTTGGTAGAAGTACCACAGTTGCAGGAAATAATGGTGCTTTAAGATTTGGAAATACCTCTGGTCTATTTCCATATAGTAATGCAAATTCTTTAGATATTTTGAATTATGGTTCAGGAAATGTCAATTTTTATCTAGAAGCATCGAATGTTAGTGTAGCTGGAACAGGGTCTTTTTACTGGCACAGAAAACCAAACTTTGCTCAGTTAATGACTCTAACTTATGGTGGCAGTCTTGGAATTGGTGAAACTTTACCAACAAATACTATACATGTTTCTGGAACATCAACAGTTACTAACGATTCATATATTGGAAATAACTTATATGTTAAAAACAATTTAATTGTCACAAATAATTTAACAGTTAATGGAACTCCAACTTTTACATCAGGAAGTCTTTCTGCAAATCTATCAGGTAATGTAACTGGTAATTTATCTGGTAATGTTTATTCTACTTCTGGAATATCAACATTCCCTTCAGTTAGAGTAAATAGCAGAATGTCTATTGGTCCAGATAATCCCACATTCTATCAACTTGAAATTGGATCTGGAACTAGTAAAGTAGTAATCAGCAATTCTGCAATTGGAATTGACACAACTAGCATTATTGATGGTATGGGTATTGATTGTAGTCGAAAATTCTCAGTTTTTAAAGGAATTGCAATTGGCAGCACATCTCTAAATCGATGTTTTGTAGATTTTGCCGATGCTGGAACAGGACCTGGTGATAATGCTGCTGGAAGATACATGCTTCCACCAAAACTAACTACTTCTGATAGAGATTTATTAATTGTTCGTGCCGCAGGTGCATTCATTTATAATACTTCAGTTAATAGACTGGAATATTATAATGGATCTGGATGGTGTGGTGTTGCTACTGTAGCAGGAGCTTGACATAACTCTCTAATACTGCTAGAATACCTTTGTTAGGGTTGAAGAGGACACTTTAAGAACTGGTACGGGGGGTTCCTTCGGGGACCCTTTTCTGCTATAATAGTCCTATACGCAATGGAGAACGTGATTCAACTTCGTCCCCACCAGCAAGATGCCCTGGATGCCCTACAACAGCATTCTAAAGGTATCTGTGTGTTTCCTACCGGTGGTGGTAAGACCAACGTAGGTATCTTTGATGCTATCAATCAGTTTCTGTCTACAGCTTCTAAGACGATTGTAGTAGTTGCTCCCCGTATTCTGCTGGCAGAGCAACTGTCTTCCGAATACCTTGAGTTTATCACTAATGCTTCTGTGATGCACGTTCATAGTGGTGAGACTCATCACTATTCTTCTACCAAACCTAGTGATATTGCCTGGTTTGCTAACACCACTCCTGGTCACAAACTGATCTTCACCACCTATAATTCTCTGCAGCAACTGCAACGTGCAGAAATCAAGGTGGATACGATCTACTTTGATGAGGCACATAATTCCATTCAACGTCACTTCTTTCCTGCCGTAGAGTATTTCTCACAGGAAGCAGATCGTTGCTACTTCTTTACTGCTACTCCAAAATACAGCAATGTTATTGGAAAGGCAGGTATGAATGACACTGAGATCTACGGTAGCATCATCTCTAAGGTTCCTGCTCCTCAATTGGTTCAGAACGGTTATATCATTCCACCTAAGGTGATTGCATCCCAAATGCGTCTCTCTGTCAAGGGTGAGGATATTGCTCAACGTGACTGTGAGTATCTGCTTCAGACCATTCAGAACAATCCTGTGGATAAGATTCTGATCTGTGCCAAGGCAACCAAGCACATCATTGGTCTGTTGTCTGAGACTGACTTTGCCGAACAACTGGCAGAGGAAGGTTATTCTGTGATGCACATTACTTCCAAGCACGGTGCATTCATTGATGGTGAGAAGGTCAACCGTGAGGTGTTCTTTGACACTCTCAACGATTGGGGCAAGGATGCAGACAAGAAGTTTGTGGTTCTTCATCACTCTATTCTGGCAGAAGGTATCAACATCAGTGCTCTGGAAGCAGTCGTCTTTATGCGTTCTATGGACATCGTGGGCATCGGTCAGACTGTGGGTCGGACACTGCGTCTGCACCCCCAGGATGCTGCTGGGATCCGTTCTGGTGCCCTTGTAGCAGGTGATCTGCCCTCCTACACCAAATCCTATGGTCTGGTCATCTGCCCGACCTTTGACAAGGCATCTACGGGCACGGCACAGAAGGTCCAGAACGTGGTGGACATCATCTTCAACCAGGGTGAGGTGGCATTCAGCATGATCAATCGGTAGGGGGTTGACACCCTCTTTTTTTTTGCCCTATAATAAGAGGGTTGAAAGGCAGATGCTCTTGCTGACGCACTTTCACTATTGTACATCGCATGATTCTAAATGAAATTTGAAAAGATTAACGTACCTTGTGGCGTACCCAATTTGGATTGGTTCAAGAATCTTGAACTTCCCACGTTCCGAACTGCCAATGTAATTGGTATTGAAATCCGGGATTGTTCCTCCATCATTTACACTAATGATAATGGTCAGGAAATCAACGTTGCTCGATCAACTGGAACGGACTATGTGAATCGGGAAAAGATCAGGAACAGTATTGAAGTGAATGGTATTCAGGTTGATGTTATTCCACCTGTAATTCTTCCCGATGGAACTTCTGTTGATGGTTTTACCCGTGGTGGCGCTCTTAAAGTTCTTGAGCAAGAGAAATGGGTCTATCTTGTTGTTGGTCTGAAACCTGGTTTTTCTATTGAAGATTTGAAGGACGAACTTGGATTGGGATGCAATAACCACTCCCCTTCAAAACCTGCTAGTGAGGATGATTTTGAAGTTCGTCTTCGAAATTGGATTGCACGTCAAGAATCTTCTCCTAACGTTCAAGAATGTATGAATTGGTGGAACTCTATTCCCCATTCTTTCAGTCAAAAGGTAGTGGGAAATCGTTGCACCAAAGTCGTAAACAACATTATGGCTTCTTCCAGTATGGTTTCCTTCGATAAGGAAGCAGCAGAAACTCTTGCAAAGAAGATCTTGAAGCAAAAACTTCCCGAAAATGCAGCAGTAATTGCAATCAACAACAAAAACAAAACTTATTGTCAACGAGCATTCTTCGAAGCTCTTCAAGCAGTTGCAAATGGTAAGGATCCTTTTTCGGTTGGATTTTTGCAAAATGTTACTGCGGAAAAGGCAGATGATGAACGTAAGAAACTCACCAAGGAGGTCGCAAAGTTGAACAAAATGTTCCGTGTTGCTGCTGAGAAGTATAATACGGATCCTACCTTTGAACTTCTTTCAATTGAGGGATTTGTGCCACAAGCTCTTGGTATCGAAGATCCCAGTGAATTGATTCGATAGGGACAGATTCTAAACTGGCACAAGGAGTCCCATAAAACCCCCCTTGTGCCCTATAATTACAATGTTCAACACTAACGGAGTTAGTTTAATTATGACAATCGCAAATCTTATCGATCATCTGGAAACAGGTGTCAACTGGAATAAAATTTTTGGTGTAGTTCGTTCCACCTATGGTGATCCTGGATTCACCTCCAGAGCAGATAACTTCACAAAATCGACCACAATTGAAAAGGCTCTTGCTAAGTTTTCTGACTTGGAACGAGTTGACCAAATTGGATATGATTTTGTATACGGTGGGTTGAAAGTAGAACTGAAGATGCGTCAGAATCTATTCTACAAACGCACACCAAATCAAACTCAGATGATTAAAATGAAGAACTTCCAAGGTAACAAGAAGACCTTGGAAGATTTTAAGAACGATCAGACATTTGATATTGCAATTGTTCTGTGTCTTACCACCTATCAATGCATTGTTATTGAAGATGATGTGGCACGTGATCGTTACTTTGCCGATGGTGACGGAGTTTTTGCCAAGTTTGATCTTGGTGATTATTACAAATGTGACATTGGTGAAGTAACACCAATCCTTCCCCCAACTCAACTTTCTGAACAGATTCAGTTGGCAATCGACAATTACCTCAATTTTTAATCTTATAATACACTCATAACCAAAAAGATTTCCTCCCATGAAATGCAAAGTTGAACTCTACGTTGCTGGCAAAGTGTTCTATGAACTCGTTGAAGCACGTGATTACCAGGATGCCAAACGTACTGCACTGGCACGTAATCCATCTGCAAAGGTTATTAGTGTGAATGCCGCATTCTGATGCATCTACCATTCATTCCTAACTACGGACTGCTGAACAATAAATCTTCTGATCCTGCCGGTTATGTGACCAAGGATGGAATGTGGGCTGCAGTCCCTTTTGGTAAGCAGTTTATGATCATTCATAACGGAGAACAAGTTCACGTAGCAGGAACTCTTGCAGTTGCCAAATCTTACATCAACAAACAACTCAAAGCATCTAAGATTAAACCTGGTACATCATCACTGGAAGAATTCCTGTAAACTTGATTAAATAGTGCAATACGAGTTTGGTAAATGACTGCATATTACTTTTGGTTTGGAATCTTTATCTTTGTTGCCTACCTTGTAGCAACGGATGATAGTGTGGCATATGCTGTCACCTTAGTCTCTAAGATCGTAAGATTCCAATACGAAAAACAAAAGTGGTTGTTACTTCATAATCCACGAAATCCGATTGTGAAATGGTTGATGTGGAGAAATGCTTTACGAATTGCAAAGGAACTTGAAAAAGAATTCAAAAAGTGATATAATTACTAGTGTGTTTAGTCACAAACATTATGTCTAGAACTCATAGGAATATCGAATGGATGCACAGTGGAGCACTCAGATTCCCGCACACATTCAATGAAATCCGTCAATTAGATGGAATTTTACACGAAGAAGACTTGGAGGGTCTTCCAGTTTCTAAGGTAAATCACATGAAAGCACGAGAGCATAATTTGCCGACTGCTTGGGATGATAATGTCGTGAGTGGGTATTATCAAGAAGATTACGAAGTCTAAACAGACACTTTCCAAACCGTCCACTGCCTCTTGACTTTTCAGTTAAGAGGTCTTATAGTATGAAGGTAATCAAGCAATCCAATGACTTACAACGCAATCGTCAAATTCTGCTACATCAACGACACAGAAGCATCTCACAATAAGTATTTTCCTGAAATCGTAGATAAGCAGACGATTACTATTGAAGCACCAGCACAAGACTTAAATACTCATCAGTATTTTGAACTCTTCAAAGGTTTTCTTCGTGCTGTTGGGTTTGATGATTACGGCATTATGGACGGTGCTTGTCGTGTTGCATTTAATGATTGCAACAGGGAAGATGATATGAAGAAGTTGATGGAAGAGTATGATTTGCAAGATAAGCAGTCATATACTGATGATGATGCTCGTGCTTTTGAAGATGAAATTCGTGAGTTGAAAGAAAAACTTGCAAGGGTTCTTCCAGAACAGTATGAGAAGGGTGATTATCCCAGAGATGATGGGAGTGATTGGAATCCACCTTCACCTTATAAGTCTTGGGGTAAGTTAGTTCCTGGTTCTGATGAGGCATATAAGCAAAATTGTCGTTGTCCAATTTTAGACAATCAAGATATGCCTAATGACAAAAAGTGGGTAAATGCAGATTGTCCTCTACACGGCACAGGAAAAAGGACATCTGAAGAAGTTTCTAAATAACTACACCTGTTGAGAGTGCAATTTCACAGGAAGATTAGGTGCTTTCGGGCACCTTTTCTATTATAAATACATATGCACTCTCAATAGAATAGAAATGAACTACCTAAAGGTTTATTGTAATCTTATCAGGAAAGCAGAGAATAGAACTCCACCTGAAGGATATACAGAAAAACATCATACATTTCCAGTAAGTATCTTTGGAAAGAATAATAGAATTGTGGTGTTTACAAATAGAGAGCATTATATCGCACACGCATTATTGGAAAAGATTTGCTTGAAGAGATATGGTGAAAATCACGGAAATACTGTTAAAATGTCTAATGCTCACACACTTATGATTTCTAATGGTAGATACTATAATTCGCACTTGTATGAGGGGGCAAGAATAAGAGTAAGTAAATCTATGATGGGAAATAAAAGAGGAGAGGGAAGAAAATATACCGAAGAACAAAAAGAAAATTTGAGAATAAGAGCAACAGGTAGAGGACATACAGAAGAAACTAAACAAAAATTAAGTAAATATTTTACAGAAAATCCAAGTTATGGTATGTTAGGTAAAGGTGAAAAATATGAATGGAAAAATAGTAATGGTAGTATTTTTTATGGAACTACTGCTATGCTAATCAGGAAGTTTCCAGAACAAAAATTAGACTTTGGATATCTTCATAAAATGGTTCAAAAAAATATTTACAAAAAAGAACTAAAAGGATATAATACTTACAAGGGATGGACAGTTTATGAACTGGCACAAGGACTTCCCAAAGTCCCTGAAAATGCCCTATAATAACCTCATACACAACAAAACTTATGAGATTTCGTAATGTAGAGTTCCGTTGGAGCAAAGTCAACAACAAGTATGAACTCGTCAAGTGGTTTACTCGTGACTCTGGTGATAGTTGTTATGTCGTTGCTTTCTTCAATAAACATACAGAAGGATATGATATGGAAACTGTAGGTGATAGGTTCTTTGAGGATAAAGATGCTTGGGTTGTAGGTAAGTATGGTCTGGAGTTTTTAAACGCAATTTTTGAGATTGAAAAGCAGGAGGAGGAACTGAAATGACTAAACATCCTACTGCTGATTGGGACTTTGATGATACAATTGAAGACGCATTTCAGGAATGGTTTAATGACCTTTGTGGTGGTTTTTCATTTCGTAGTGAATGGTTTTTTGGTGATGCAGAAGTAGAAGATGTGAATACTCGTAAGGATTTGATGTATAAGTGGTTGCACTCTGCGTTTGTTATGGGGTATAATATGGGAAGAATGGAAGGACTTGAAGTGGGATTGACTGACAATGAAGATTGAAATTACTTATACTCCACATCCCACAAAAGGATATACTGCTACAATCTGGGACGGGCCAGATGGGGTGGATGAAGATAGTTTCGTTTGCCGTAATCTTGGAGAATGTTTTGAACAGATTATAATGTGGAGAACACTCAACGCACAACATTATTATGGTGGAACTGAAAATGACCTATGAGGTTCAAACTTATGATGCCACAGACAATACTGTGTATTATGAGACTGTAGAAGATGTTATGAGTTGTGAGGTTGCTCTTATTATAATTGCCAAGAAGTATCCAAATCGTAAAGTAATTGCCGTTCAGGAAAGGAAGACACTTGAAGAACTGGCACAAGACCCCACCAAAACCCTACCAGATGCCTTATAATACACTCATACGCAATTCGCAAACAGCAAATGACTAACCTTGATGAACTTTTTGAGATTGTAACCAAGGTTATTGCTTCTCCTCATACTACAATCACAGAACACGACAAACGCAGAGCAATTCAGATATTTCTTGGATTTGATGATTACCTGATTGATGCTCTGCCTGGTTATTGTGAGGAAGGTTGTGAGATTGACTTTGGTGGTTATGCTGCGGGTATTCTTGATGAACTGGAAGGAAAATGAGACTTAGAGAAAGTAAATGGGAAGACTTCCTTGATGGATTTGGCAATATCCTCTATATCCTTGATTGCTATGATGCTGGGGATAAATGGGGATATGGTGAGTTCTGGGAAGCACTATCTTATGGTTGGATGGCAGAATACATATATCCTTATGATGATTGGTATAATCCATCATACTCAAATGAAAGACGATTGAGGTTAGCAGAAAAACCACCACAACGCAAAGTGCAATTGATATCTTCTCAATATAATGGAGGATATCTTGCTTATGATGATAATGGATTTACTGTCTGTATTCAACCAGACAGAGAGAAGGCAGATAAGTGCCTTGAGTATTATAAATCAAAATACCCTGATGCAATCATTTATGGGAGCTGGGATGAACCAAATGACTGAACTTAATCCACTTAAATGGCAGGAAATCTTTTCACAACTGGTTGAAGAAGGACATTATGATGTTGGTTCTGTAAATTATTATCATCTCACAAGTATCTTGGAGGACTTGTATGTGGAAAATCAAGAACTCAAAAGCAGAGTAGAAGCTCTGGAAAAGGATATGGAACTTATTAAATCTTATGCTTGGGAAAAATGAACAATCTTAATGATGGTAAAATATTCTTTTCTGGTTTTGTTCTTGGTGCATTTACCTTTATACTTCTTCTTTATATGACTAAACCAGAACCACAACAACCAGATGCCCCCAAATCAAACTTTGAGGTGGTGGATACTTATTCTTATGAGAATAGAACTTGCTCTGTGATTAGATACACAAATCCTTCAACTACTTGGGTATATTTCCTTGATTGTAAAGAGGTGAAGAAATGAAAAAATATCGTATAAAAAAAGAAACCACAAGTTATGGTTCTTATAGTTATGACAAATATGTTCCGCAAAAAAAAGTTACATTTTGGTGGAGAAATCTCTTTGCTTTTGAGCATTCTGGATTTGATACTCTGGAACAAGCACGGGAAGCACTTTGTTATTATGTGAGGGGGGATGTGGTAGAATATATTGACTTTGATTGTGAGAGGGACTGCAAATGATACAGGTTGAAAGGAACTACAAAATCACACTGGACGAAGAACAGGCACGACTATTGTATGATATTCTTGATATGACTGATAATGATAGGAGACGGGGATTGAATGGACTTTATGATGAACTGAAAGGCACTCTCAAAATTGGAATACGATGACTGAAAGAGCACAAATATAAATATAAATAACTAAAAAGTAATCAATATAGATGAAAACTTTTAGAGAGTTTATTGCTGAATGTGAGTTGAGTGAAGGTAAAGTGGAGTGGGATAATCCCAAAAGACATTTACCATCTGGATTAACACCAAGAGAGAAGAATAGGGCAAAAAGAATTTCTACTGGTGTGGAAAATCCAGATAAAACACCATCAGAAAGAAATTTGGAAAGATATGGGAAGTTGAAGATTGCTCACGATGATGAGAAAGGAAAAAAAGTTCCAAAAAATAAAAGGCACCACTTTTCCCAATTTGATACTGGACCTTTTGTAAGTAACCCAGTATTAAAGAGACGAGAACAGAAAAATAGATTGAAAGATTTGAAAGAACCAAAAGAAAACAAGTAGCATAGAGGACACTTAAATAATCGGCACAGGGGCACTTGATTTCAGGTGCCCTTTGTGATATGATAGTTCCATCTACAAAAGAACTGATGATTAACATCCAAAAAACTTATAACATTTCTTTCACGGAGCAACAGGTAAAAGAACTCTATGAACTTCTACGAACCGAAAAGGAGAGTGGTTGTTTGACTATTGATAAAGATTTATTGTTGGTGTATAATGAACTGAAAAGGGTTTTGTATGGGATTTTATGACTGAAAGAGCAAAAAGGATTATGAAAGCATACGAAGCAGAGGATACATACAACTTTCCAAAGGATGGAGTTGTTGCTGCTATTCGTGAGGTAATCAACCAACTCCAACAAGGAAATGCTATGATTTCTGCTCCCGATGTGTTAGAATTGTGTGAGGAAATTGAGGCACTCTAATGTTTGGTATTGAAAAGGACATCCAAGATATAATGAAAGTAGTTTATGGACCTCTCAACAAAGATAAAATGACTGACTTTCAACCAACTCCACAAACACCAGAGCAAGTGGATACTGGTCTCCGTGATGCCTTTAGACAAGCAATCAAAGATGGTGTGATGGATGCTACTCCTTACTTGAAACAAATGACTTTTAACACTGATATTGAAAAGACAGAAGCAGAAATCAAAGTGCTTCAAAAGAAACTGGAACTCCTCAAAGAGATTGAGACACATAAATCTCAACCAAGAATGGAGTTTGATTTTGGTGGTAAGTTTGAGGTTGTCTCTTATAATGATGAAGTTTATTATCGTCTTGAGTTTCCTGATGAAGTTTATTGGTATAGGAGAAAGTATAAGTTTGCTGATGGTATGATGTTAGTTCATATTACTGATGGTGAAACTTATCGTCTGCTTGACGGGTTATGGTTTAATGAAGTAAAAAGAGGAAAGTATGACTGAAACACCAAAAACAAAGTTAGATATCAACCCAGATAAAATCAATTATTCACGAGGATATAAACTCAACCCAGAGAAACTCAAAAGAGCACCTCAAAGTGTTCTTCCTTTTGTTTGTGGTGCTTTTTATTACACCGAAGATTATGAGTATTTTGATGTAATCAAAGATTATCTTGATATACCAGAGAAACCTAAATCTTTAGAAGAAATCAAACAAGAACTTGATGAGAAGTTTGAGAAACTGATTGAGAGAACTCATCTTCAATATAGGATTGGGCACGACTGGACTTATACTTTGAGAAAGTATAATCAGTTCTGTAAGGACCAAGATGCTGACTTTGAGTATGCTCGGGAACACGGACATTTTCCAGTCAAACTTAAATTTGTTAGTGATGCTGGAATATTGAGTGTGAATAATGCCACTACATCCTTTGAGATTAGGTGTGGAACTAATCATGCAGGATATTATACGATTGGTGCTGGTAATGTGAGATATTATATGAATGAGAAACCTAACTGGTTGGTGAAAAATTGTGCTAAAATCTTCTTTGACTTTACTTGGAAGGACGGATGAAATACAATAGACCTATGAATTTTGTAGAAAAGTTAGAAGCAGGCAGATACTGGTTCTGGGAATGTCTGTTGGAGTGGATTTGGTGTATGACGCACCCAGAAGATACTGGTGGTGATTTCTTCTGTCATATTTGTAGTGATTATGTTGGATATGAGGAAAGCACTTATTATGAAACTAACTAAAATGATTTTTGATTACTGGAAGATTTGGATGTCTGTTCCAGAAGAAACCAATGTCTTTGGTTCTTATGATGAAGGACTTGGATTTTATGATTGGTATTGTATGACTTTTTGGTATGCTCTCAATCACGACTGGTATAAGATGAATAACAAAATGTATGCTTATACTGGTTGTGATGAACCTTATGTAGAACCCAGAGATTTTGAGGATGCTTATTATGACTAATCCACTCCTACAAAAATATGAAGAACTCTACGGAAAGAAAGAAGAACCAGTAGTAGAAGAAAAGTATGAAATTCCACCAGAATGGGATGTAAGAAGTGTAACTACTACAAATGCTCCCAATTATAATACACAAGCAAATCATATTCCAATCACAAAACTCACATCTTATGATAATGAGAGTTTGAATGATGGTTTCTTACAAATTGCCGAAAAGTTAAAAAACAAAGAGGCACAAGTATTTTCTATGAATATGGATATAGACCAATTAAGTCGCACAAAAAGAATTACTTTTGAGGTGTGGGACAATTTTTGAACTGGCACAAGGACTTCCCAAAGTCCCTGAAAATGCCTTATAATACTCTCATACACAAGGACATCTGATGATTGACATCACAACTCAAATTCGCATCCAAAACCACGCAGATTATTGGTATACTGCTGAAGATCTTAACCTTGATGTAGGTTGTGAAGGTTTCACCATTTCCTATTGGGAAATTCGCAAGGGAGAAGGAGATAAACGAGTTAATCATATTACTATGGATAAAGAAGAGGCACTCGCACTCGCAGACGCAATCTACAAACTCTTTAAAAAGAACTGATGAAAGACGAAGAACTTCTAAAACTTGCTTCTTATTATCTCACACTTCATCCTATTGATGAAAACAAACCAGAAAACCTTTTGAAGTTTGCCCGAGCACTTTATGATACAGGTTATAGTGGAGGTTATGATAATGGATACGTTAGTGGAACTCTTGATGGTGAATGGTGATGACTTCTATTCTCCAACAATACACTCTTGAAGATTTCGTCAAATGTCGTAATCAAAAAGAATGGATTTGTGATGAATGTAGAAATTGTGGTGATAGAGATTGTTGCTCTGGAAATCACATAATGTTTAGAGTTCCTAAAACTGATGATTGTCTCTGTTCTATTTGTATGAGTAAATTGAAATGAAACTTTCATATAATCTCAAACAGTTTTGGTTGCGAAGATTGATGTGGAGATGGTGTTTTGATTGGTGGTTTAGAGTAATGTATCCTCACATTTATTATAGTGAATATGGTAAAAGGTATGAGGAATATGTGAGTGATGATGATATGTTGTGGTTTTGGAACTATCTAAACAACTTTGATAATGAGGTATTATGACTTTACTTGAAACACTGAATGAAGTGAGTTGGGATTGGTCTTCAATGGAACAATCTTCCCCACAAACAATTGCTTCTGCTGTTCTTCAATATTTGATTGATGAGCATCGTGAAGTTAGAGGAACTGGACGAGTTGATAAGAAATCTCAAGTAGTATCCGTCAAAACTCTTATGAAACTTATTGAGGAACTGAAATGAAAGTTTATTCACTCTATCACAACGACACTTATGTTGCTTCCTTTCCAAATAAGGAAGATGCTATTTTCTATGGTAAGCAGTTTTATGAGGATGGATGGTCTTGTAATATTATTGAAGAGTATTTGAGTAAATCTCCATTAGTTTATACTCCTCCTCATTATACTTCTCTTCATTCTCTCACTCCTCCTAATACTATTCCTTGTGTTTCTCCCGTAATCTCAAAACCACCTGTGAAATATCCTGATACTTATCCTCATATCTATTGTGATGGAACCAAATGACTTTACTTGAAACTATTCAATACTTTCTCACAGAAACCGCAGCAGATATGGAGGGTTTGTCTTGGGAAATCCGTGAGGAAACTAATTTTGAGGACAACAACATAGAACATTTGACTGAATGTTATGATTTTCAAAAAGAACTTTATGATAATCTCAAACAAATCAAATCCATTATTGAGGAACTGAAATGAAACTCACAGCATTAGACCTTTATATTCTCACAGACACTCTACTTCATTCTTTAAGTCAGGGTGAGTATTGGACTGGTTCTGCTAAAAAAGAAGCACGGAACGATGTGCTCAAAAAACTTCAAAAGATTATGAATAATATGAATGTAGAGATTATCACAGACAAAGCAAACTTCACTATTGATGCTGACGCAGGTATTTGAAATGACTAACGAACAAATCCTAAAACTTGCTAAAACCTGTGGATTTGATGAATTTCCAGATGATATTACAGCAACCAAAGAACAACTCTTGAAATTTTCTGCGTTAATCTACACAGAAGGTTTCAAAGTAGGATACGATGAAGGTTGGGAAAGTAGTAATGTAAGCACCAAAATGAATACTTGGAGTTCTGATGATGATGACTAACCAACAAATCGCAGAAGAACTCCTACGGGTAATCTCCAATTCGCAACATCATAATACTGCTTTAGCACTCAAAGAAACTCTTGAAAAACTACGGAAACTTATTTCTGGAACAAATGAGAATGTGGATTGGCAAGATGAATTGAATGTGATGTATGTGAATGGTTGGGACGATGCTATTCACCAGATTGATGCTATTTGTGAAGAGTTGGAGGTATTATGATTGATATGAAAACCAAAGCACAAGAAGTTCTCTATGCTTATATGGATGTGGAGAAAGATTTATCAGAACCTAAAATCCTTATTCATACACTCAAAGAACTTATTAATCAACTACAAGTATCTCCTGGTATTATTAAGTGTCCTGATATTATAGAATTGTGCGAGGAGTTGAAAAACCTATGACTGAAATAAAAACTTGCCATAATTGTAAATATTACAAAGATTATGATGGTGTCTTTGATTGGATAAGTTCTCGTATCTTTGGATTTCCTACTCTACAAAAGTGCTTTCATCCAAATCGTGTGAAGATTGTTGATTATGTGAATGGAACTACCAGTCCTTATACT